CAATCCGTTATGGACGCCTAACTATAGACTTCATCATCATAAACGGGAAATTGGCTAGAGTAGACAAGACTATCACAGAACAGACAAAGAATCAATAAAGTACTAAGAAATTTAGTACTTCGCCGACTGAATGTCAGAGGCATTTATCCTACGGGATAGGTGCCTCTTTTTTTATGTCAATCATTGGATGATATCCAATCTTTAACCAAAGAAATCGGAGCAAATGGACGAAGGAATGATTTCCGAGAAAAACCTACGCACTTTATTGGATATGCATGCGGAATCTGTATGTCGTGTTGAGAAAGTTGCCAAGGAAGAATTAACAAAACTTATGTCATTTGTAAAAAGAATGTTAGATGACAAAAAGTGAACAGCATAAATACAACCAGCTTTTAGAAGCAGTAGAGGGAGACGATATTGAAGCCTCACGTCTCTACATAAAATGGAAATGCCTAAACGATCTCTACTATTTAGCCACAGAAGTTCTTGATTGGGACAAGACCAAAGAAGGCAAAAGAAGGATAGACCCCAAGTTCCATAGATGGTTGGTTGCGCAACTGGACAGGGCAGGAGATAAGCTCATCCTTATCCCCCGTGACCACATGAAATCATCTTTCATAAAACTGAAGATCGTCCAAGAGGTACTTAATAATCCGAACATAAGAGTTTTGCTGGTATCGGCCACGAAGCGCCTAGTAGTACAAGAACTAAATGATATCAAGAGAATATTTGCGACAAAAGCCTTGCGTACCCTTTTCCCGGAAGTTATTCCTGATCCTGGAAAAGATTATAACGGCTGGGAGAAATGTACTGAACAAGAACTTACGCTCAGACGTGATCCTGAAAGGGGGTACGTTCCGCAAGGTCCGCAGATACTCGCGGTTGGTGTCGGGGCAAAGATCACAGGATTCCACTTCGAGAAAGCCTACGGTGACGACATAATAGATGAAAAAAACGTCACCACCGCAGATCAGCTAGCCAAGACAGTAGACTGGTGGGGCTATCTACAGCCCATGCTGGATACTCAGTCAGAGATCACTCTAATTGGGACTCCCTATCATTATGCTGATTTGTATGCGGTGATTCAACGTGAAAAACTGATTGATTGTATTATTAGGCGCCCAGCTATCCAGAACGGTAAGCCTATTTACAGGTATTTCACCAAGAAAGCGCTGGACCGGCGCAAACGGATGATGCGTGATGACTACAAGTTTTCATGCCAATACATGCTTAATCCGACACCCTTGGAGGAGAAAATATTTCCTCCTCCCCACCCGACGATAGGTGGTTTACCAGCTGACGAGTACAAATATTACATAGCCTGTGATCCAGCGGCTACAACCAAAGAATGGAGTGATCATTCAGGTATTGTGGTAGGCGCCCTTTGCCCGGAAAAACGCCTATATATAGTTGAGGCTACAAAAGTCAAGTTATCAGGTGATCGACTGGCTGATCTATTAATCCAGAAGGTTATCCAATACAACCCCATACGAGTGGGGATAGAGTTAGGCCAGCAGGAACATCTGAAATACATCATCGGCTTGAAGGTTAATGAGTATAACAGGATTAATCGGACTGCCTTACAGTTTCCGATCTTGCCGGTAAAAACGCCTAGAAACAAAACAAAGGCACAAAAGATAGCAGACACATTCGGCGCATTCTGTCGGGCAGGACGATGCAAGATAGTTAACACATGCGTTAGTTTGCTTCAACAAATGGATGTGTACACCGGCAGAGAGGCAGATGAAGACGACCTGTTAGATGCAGCTAGCATGTTGTTTGATTGTATCGAGCAATTTGCCATACACAGGGGAATAGAGATTCCAAAAGAAGATCCCAACACAATATTAGGGATGTTCGCACCCGAGATGCCTAAATACATGGATAAGTTTGTGAGTTAATTATGTTTAATGATCCAGTAGAAAGACAAGCACTATACGAACCCAAGCGCCTAAAGATGCTTTGGGCTTTAATCAATTCTCAGCGCCAAACACCCCAGCCTAATTTGATGCAAACCAAACGTATGGGACAAAGGGGTAATTTAGATGCATTAGCCAAGGGAATGCCCAACAATTTACCAGGACGTCCTTTGAGACAACCGAAGATCGGAGGAACAAGTGGCAATCAGGGAATATCGCTGCGAAACATGCGGTAAAAAGACAGAAAAGCTTTATTGGAATGATTATCCAAAAGAGATTACATGCGAATGCGGAGAGAAAGCACATTACATATTTAGTGCGCCGGGAGCAGTCTGGGTTAACTGGCGACCGGGATACGACGTTGGGTTGGGTCGTCATTTCTCCTCGAAACGGGAAAGGGACAACTATCTCGCTGAGAATAATCTGAGCGAAGACAGGGATGTGAGTGGACATGAAAGTGCTTCGATGCCCGAAGACAAAGATCACAAGCTGGCATATCTCGCATCCAAAGAGGCCAAACTAAAGAGAGATATATGAAAGACGAGTTTATAAAGAAGTTACAAGCAGAGATAGACCGAGTATGGGAAAGCGAGAGCTATAAAGGTCGTCAGAAAGACATGAACCGTTGGCTGAAAGAGTATGAAGGCGAATGGTGGAACAAAAAGACGCTCAAAGACCAAGAATCTCCCATATTCTGTAACTATATCTTTGCCACAGTAGAAACGAACGCCCCTCTCCTGACGGACAATCGACCTATATGGAGTGTCCGGGCCAGAGAGTCTCACATGCAAGAGTATCTGAACGTTTATAGTAAGGCGCTCGAATATCTGTGGGATAAGTTAGAACTGGATTGGAAAACATATTTGGCAGTCAAACAGTCTCAGATTTGGCCTGTGGGATTATGGAAGATTCGGTTTGATCCTGATGCGGAGTTTGGTGGGGAAGTTGCAGTAGAAGTAGACGATCCCCGGACCTTTTTCATCTCTCCTGGCGATACGGACCTGTGGAACTGTCATTACTGTGGAACAGTCAAACAGCGCACTCTGGCATGGGTGAAATCGAACTATCCCGACAAGTATAAAGATGTCGAGCCTGACGATGATAGCGACAAGAAACTGGACAAGAGCAAGGCAGAGGATTTTGAGCTTCAAAGTCGAGAGGTGACGATTTACGAGGTTTGGCTGAAAGATGATGCGATTATCGAGCATGTAGTTGACGAGCTTGACGAGTCGGGTAAACCGACCGGAGAAAAGACCAAGAAAAGAGAAAAGAAATATCCCAACGGTCGATATATTGTCTTTTCCAAGAACAAAGTGAGACTTCAAGATAATCCTTCTCCGTTTTCTCATGGCAAACCTTCTTGGATTGCTTTTTACGATTATCAAGTACCCCACTCATTCTGGGGTATTCCCGAACCTCAGCAGATAGAAAATCTAAACCAAGAGTTTAATGCCCGACTGCAAGATATGGTATGGCATTGTCGCAAGCATTTGCGGCCTAATTATTTAGCCGATGAAGGCTCAGGTTTAGATATACCTACCTTGAAAAAAGAACTACCCGAAGGAGACAACGTATTCGCTTGTAACATGTCGGGGGTAGAAAAGCCGCTTAAGCCTGTAGACCCCCCTCCATTTGATAAGACACATCAGGACTTAATGGCCGGTATTGGTCAGCTTATTGAAGAGGTATCGGGCGTAACGGACATTTCCAAGGGGATGGCTTCCAAGAAACAGAGACAGAGTGCATCTGAGGTAAGTATTCTAATTGAATCTTCCTATACCCGGACTCGTCAGAGAGTACGGAATCTTGAAGCCAGTATCAAACGTGCCGCCTATTTGATGCTTGAATTGATGCAGCAGTATTATACCGAACCTCGCACGTTTTCGATGAAACGTGACAACGAGATAGAGTTTATGCCCATCAGCAATAGCCCTTCCTTTTTGCAGGAAGTAAGCAAGCCCGAGCCTCAAATGGGTGAGGCCCCAGAAGACTATGAGCAGCGCCTAACCCAAGATGAAGATTATCAGAAAATCATAAAAGAGTTTGGAGACACAGACCAAGTATATGCATCATTTGATATCGAGATTCAAACCAACTCCACTCTACCTATGGACAAGCAGTCTCTTGCTAATTTGGCCCTGAGATTGGGTGAAGTGCAGGTGACACCGCTCAGCCCGATTGATATAGAAGCTATTTTAGACATTTTGAGATTTCCAAATAAAGACAAGATTTTGAAGAGAAAAAAGCAAGAACAGATGCAAATGCCGGGTCCGGGGCAACCAGCAGGTGTTCCCCCTAACCCGCAAGGTCCTCGGCCACCCGGCGTTCCTGTTGGAATACAGTTAGGAGGACCCAATGAGTGATCCTATGCAAACCTTACAGAATAATCGGTCTGTATTTAACCCTGTTGATGCTTCAGTAATGGCGCAAGAGGGTGAAATCAGCCCGGATATGACGGTAAGAGAATACTTTGCAAAATTAGGCGTTGACGTGGAAGGGCCTGTTTCGCAACTGATTGATATGGCGAAAGATCAAATGCAGAAGGCTGATCCACTTAACAAAATGAAGTCTATCGCCGGAGGCCCAACTCCTGGCCCCAAAATGGGACAACCAGGTATAGGACAACCCCCGCAGATGCCGCAAGGCCGTGCGCCTGAAGCACCTGGTTTGGGTGGACTGATAAAACAACGATAAGGAGCCTTAAATGGCCGATCCACAAGTAGCAGCCCCGGAAGGACAAGCTGCACCAGCCCCAGCTGATACCACTGGACAAGCTGAACCGTTCTTCAAATACGAAGATCAGGTATTTAACACAAGGGAAGATCTCGAAAAGGCATGGAAGGATAGTTATTTTCGCCAAGAGGACTACACCCAGAAGAGCCAAGCTAACGCTCAACTAAGGAAACAATTTGAGAGCAAAATGAAGGAGTTGGAGGACCGCGAGAAGAAACATGCGGAGAAAGTGAAGGAATACGAACATTACGATAGGTTCCTTGAGACTAACCCGCATGTGAAGCAACAGCTTCAGCGCCTACTTCAACAGCCTCAATCTCCCGAAGTTGTATACCAGAGAGCGGAAAGTCTTGTCAACGACAAGACTGGTGAACTGGAAAAGAAACTCCAAGAGTTCGAGGAATGGAAACATCAACAGGAGATAGACCGGGAAAAGCAAGAAGCTTTTTCCAAACTATCCGGAGAGTATCCAGACTTCGACCCGAATGGGATCGAGGAGCGCCTAACCAGTTTGCAAGAAGCTAAATTCGAGGACCTTGCACGGATTCTCTACCATGCGGGGAAAGGTGAGCAATCACCCCTGAAGGTAGAGCAAACGATCACGGACAAACTAAAGAAAAAGGGTGAAACGAAAACACCCGCTTCTCAAGGGTCGCCGCCTAGCGACGAAAAGAAGTTCAAATCTCTTGAAGAAGCTAGGAATGCGGCTCTGAGAGATTCACAAGGAGGATAGTGAATGGCTCTCTCGATTGAAGAGGCAAATGCTGTCTCCCGATATTACTATGATGAGACTCTAACGCAATCAGCTTATGACGATCATGTTCTGTGGACCAAGATGAAGCAGAACAATCTCGTAAAGGTCAAGGGTGGTACGAAACTGCGCTGGCCCCTGCGTTACATGCGTCTTGATAAAGCTGATGCTATTGGTGCTCGGGAACAGATTGCTTACGAACAGCTAGAGACGAGAACCGCTGCGGAACTGGATTGGGTATATTACCATGCTCAGGCTTTGATTTCGTGGGATGAACGGGTCAAAAACTCTGGCAAACAGCAAGTTGTGGATCTGTTGGCTGATAAAGCGACAGAAATGAAAGAAGATATGTATTACAGGATGGCGACAGACCTGTGGACCTCCAACCCCAATGGGAAGGGTATTGAAGTCCTTTCAACGATTGTTGGGACTGGAACCTATGGTGGTTTGGATGATGGTGATGCCTCTACCTGGTACTCTCCGTTTGTCGATGGAACGGCTACTGTGTTGACTCTTTATGGGTCTACTGGTATTTCCAAGCTGATTAACGATTGTACCCTCGGTAAGCACCGGCCTACTTTCCATATTACCACTCGGGACTTGTACTCTAAGTTTATGTCCCTGTTTGAAGGTCAGAAAATCTACAATGATAACAAACTGGCCGAAGCGGGATTTGACAACTGTAAGTTCCTTGGTGCGACGATTGCTCCCGACTCCTTCACTCCTACGAGTGCTTGGTATGGGTTGGATATCGATCAGTACGAGTTCTGGGTCCACCCGGACTTTAACTTTAAGCTGAAAGATTGGTTTGAACTGGAACAGGCTGGATTCCCGAATGCTATGGCACGGGTTATGACTGTCGCTCTGAACCTGACGTGTAAGATGCGCCGAACTTCTGGTAAGTTCACGGCGTTGAATTACGCTAGTTAAGGAGGGATAACATGGCTTGGTTGCAAGATAGAAAACGAGGAAGCGCCGGTACCCAGCAGATTAAATGGGATAGTGACGGAACTGGATGGTTGTATGCGTATTCCACCTCGGGTGCTACGCGGAAGACCAAAATTCGCATTGAGTATGGCCAATATGGATGGTCTGCAACGGCTATTGCGGATACCAGTGATGTCCAACTCTTACAGTATATTGCTTTTCCCAAGGCTACCTATAGTTCTGGTACTTATGGATGGTATCAGGTTGGTGGATATTGTTCTGATGCGATTATTACTACCACCACAGGTACTGTAGGTCATGCGGTGAAACTTGCAAGTGATGCGGTTGTAACTACAGGTGCTGCGCCTAGCGGAAATGACAATGAGTTTGGGGTTTTCGAGACTACGGGTTCGACTGCTACATATGACATTCTCCTGTTCCCTATTCGCATTGACGGTGCTGACTAAGGATAAGGCTAGCCCCCTCACGGGGGCGGCCTAACTATAAGGAGGAAAAATATGGCATGTACAGTAGTACCTGATGGATACGCTCATAATGCGTATGAATTAAATGCTCATGCAGCCCAAAACCTGAAGATTGTTTACGGTTCATTTGATTACGCCGCTACCTATCCTGATGGTGGAGCTACCTTTTCAATATCACAGTTAGCTACTGTGAAAGGTTGTATTATAGAACCTGCGAATGGGTATGTGTATCGTTATGTTAGTGGAGTGGTAAAAGCCTATTACGTTGGTGCTCTTGATGCTTCTGCAACTAATACGGTTGCGGAGGCTTTGACGGAAGTTGCGACTGATGTAAGCATGGCTACGTGTAGTGCAATAACATTCTTCGCATGGGGGTACTAACATGGGATTAGGGATCAAAGAGCAAGCTTATTGGTCTACCTATGGGACGATTACTACAACGAGTACTACTACGCTCATAGATCCCACTGGTAGCGATTGTGTATACCTGTGTTATGGCGTCATTAATGTGCGAGGCGCATCGACTGGAGAAACCATTGATCTATGTGCTGCTTCATCGACGACCATCATTTGGTCGGTAGATGCTACGGCAAACAACGTGGGAAACCACGGACTGATCTTTGGCGAGAAAGGCTGGAGAGTAACATCTGCGGCTGCTCTCTATCTGGTTGTAGATGCTACGCATGATGTGACATTTGCTTTTACAGGATATACGGGAAATTAATAGTTAGGCCCTGGCCGTCCGGGGCCTAACTAATCTGAAAAAGAGAAAAATAGATGGCTGAGTTTTTAGTTTTTATTCGCAATCGTTCAGTAACAACCGATTCTGGGAATTGGATGGATCAACCAGGGGAATATGAAAGGTTGTGTCTTCGTATAGACCATCCTAGTATCTTGAATAAAGGGCGTTTTTTAACAAAAGAACAAAAACTGAAAGCTAAAGAGAAATTAGCTGCAAAATTTGAAGCTGTTGCACGTCCTGGAGATATTATTGATTGTAGACCAGATGGTTATTTTTGTGAACCAGAAGAGAAAACAGGACACGGATGGGATCACTATAGTTTCGCACTTCTTAAATGCCCTAATATAAATTATCATGAAGCTAAGAAATATAAAACATCATGGATTACTAGAAATGAAAAGGGGGAAATAACTGTACGCCGGAAACATCGTTATTCTGTAGAGATTCTAAATCTTATAGCTGGGGAAACAAGAGTCATTTCAAATTTAATTGACTTTATTATGGACAAGGCTAATGGCGGAACTTAAATATTACGTTGATACTGATGTTGTCGGTGGTAGTTCGGATGGTTCGGATTGGGATAATGCGTATAGTTCTTTGCAAGCTGCCGAAACCGCAAGAGCGGCCAGTTTAAATGGAGATTGGATTCATTATGTTGTAAGCGGAAGTTCGGCAGATGGTATTACCGTTATTAACGGCACTACTATGACAACATCCGCAGATTATATTCTAATCGAGGCGGCTTCCGAAACCGGCCATCAAGACAGGGCTGTAGCCGAAGGATGGAAAACAGACAGATATAGAATCTCCGGTGCTGATGATAATGCCCTTCTTATACAGGATGATTATGTAAGAGTTAGTGGCCTACAGGTCGAAGTAACCGATATCGATGCTAATTATGAATCTCCCATATATGTTTTGGCGATTGCGGCAAGCAATCTTATAAGGATATATGGTTGTAGGCTCAGGGGGAATAATGACGGAACAAATAGAAATAGATCACTTACCATCGCAGATGATGACATAGATTTGGAACTGTGGAATACCATCCTGACCGGGTCAGATGGAGCTGCGGGTTCTGTCTCTGTTTATTTATTTTGTAATACAGCGAAGATTTATAATTGTGTGGTATATGGGGGAACAACGGATGGCATCGCATCAATTGCGGGTACTATAGATGTATATAATACAGTTGTTTTTAGTACTGGTGATGATTGGCAGGGTACATTTAATTCAATAAATAACTGCGCTTATGATGATGGAGATTCAACAACTAATGAAGTAGATGAAACGGGCGGGGTTGGTGATGGTTGGGACGATAATTTTACAAATGCCGCTGGGGGAGATTTCACACTCAAAAGTGGGTCACATTTAATAGGTGAGGGTGCGGTTGATCCCGGTTCTGGTCTTTTTTCTGATGATATGGATGGGACAACCCGTGGGGCCGCGTGGGATGTAGGAGTATTTGAATATGTGGCAGCGGGTGGTGGGAGTGCCGTTCCAATTATTTTTCAACAAATGAGATGGCATAGAAATTGAGCAATTATTACATCCGGGATGGAGCTTCAGGTGCTAATGATGGTTCCGATTGGACCAACGCCTGGGAAGATATGGATGATATTGTCTGGGGTGAGGGTGGTGTAGAACGCGGTGATACCATTTATATAGCAGATGGGACTTATTTGGGAGATACTTTCAATCTTGCTGAGAGTAGTTCTACCTATGTCTATGTAAAAAAGGCGATTTCTACAGATCATGGCACAGATACCGGATGGAGTTCGGGTTACGGGGATGGGCAAGCAACGTTTACTGGACAGTTTTATTTTACAACGGGATATTGGTACATAGATGGTCAAGAGGGATCGGGCCGTAGTGGACATGGGTTCAAAATATATATCTCATCCGGTTCAACGGTTCGATGTGTTTTGGTTAATGATTCTTCTTATGTTGAGTTTTATCATACCGAAATAGAAGGTCCGGGAGAAGATAATAGCGACAGTGATGACGATTTAGTTTATATTTATTATGACGCTGATTATTTCAAATTATCTTACTGTTGGATTCATGATACCAATAGAACCTGCTTTTTCTCTATATATCCGCATCATACAACAATAGAATATTGTGTTTTAGAAAAAAGACATACAAATTCAGAAACCCACGGTTCATTGATATCAATTAATTCATCAGGTGCGGATGCCGGTACTATTATTAGATATAGCGAGTTTACTAAAAATTATGGCACCGGAATGATTGTAATTAAAGATGCTACGCAAAGTGGATTTGAAATATATGGGAACATATTTTACGAAGAGCCGGGAACTTCAAGATACCTTGTTTCAAATGGTATTATTTGCGATACCGGAGGCGATACTACCACAGATGTAAAAGTTTATAACAATACTTTTGTTAATGTTCAGGATTTGACAGGAAATGCACTTGTAACTTATTGGGATTTCGATTCTGCAACGAATGAGTTTTATAACAATATTTGTTATAACCAGGATAATGCGTACAATACGACGCATGATTATAATTTATGGAATGATAGTGATTTAGCATCTGGAGAAACAAATGGGCAATATTGGTCTGGCGGAACATCACTTTTTACAGATTATGCAAATGATGATTACACGCTTACTCAAGCTACTGATGCTGGAGATGATACTATAGGTGATGCCTATAACACAGACGTGAATGGCAATACTCGCGGTGCAGATGGAACATGGGACCGTGGTGCTTATGAATATGTTAATTCTGGAACAATGAGATTAATTGCAATTATGGTTTAGGAGATATAAATGGCAAGAGATTTGAAACAAAGTACGACAGCCACGATAGTAGTTGGGCCTATTGTATATGCCACTAATGGATACACTGTTTGGCAATCATACGATATTACTACAATGGTTTGTGC